AGAACCACCGCCGCCCACAGTGCCACTAATGTCGTAGGAGTCACATCCAAAAGACCCAATGTGTTCATTGCCAGCATACTTAGTTCCCCGTTTATCTATGACCCTGTTTTGCATACCCTTAGGCGGCGTCCAAGAGATGTTGAACCGCCCTCGCTTATCGGGGCTAAAGATGACCCGAGAGTCTTTGATGCCGTTCTCCCAATGGAAGGAGCCGCGCGTGAGATAGTGTTCCTTAACAAGGCTGTCAGCATAGTCTATCTGCTGGTAGATTTTAGTGAGGTTGAATAGGCTCTGCTTGCTCTCGTCACGGAAAGCATGGGACTCAGTACGTGGGAACTGGCGGTAGAATTCGTTGAGCGCATCGGGGTCGCTCTTCATACTCTCGACCTCAGCCTCCCAGTAGTCGATGGCGCCAGACTTAATCTTCATACCGTCGACACCCATAACAGGCTTCTCTGGGGCGTGGAAGACAGGGTGCCCGAACTCATCGATGAAGCCCTCCATATTGTACTCCATAGGGATGAACAGGCGGTACATGCCGCTCTTGGTCTGTCCGTTGGCGTTGCGCGTAGCGATGTCGGAATCTTCGTACAGCTTCTTGAAGTTGGAACCACCCTTAGCCAAGGCGTTGGATGTAGACCCCATCAGGCACTTTCCGATAATCTTACTTCCCAAGCGCAAGCACGTCTTGGTGACGCGCCAGTTGTTGAGGATGTTGTTGGGCTTGACCCACTTCCCGCTCTCGTCGTGGACGAGTAGGATTAGCTTCTCTCCGTCGTAGGAGTTGTCGTCAGTATTCTTCCAGTCGATGGTGGTGTCCAGTCCGAAAATTTCTTCGTCCTCCACATCGTACATATTCTTCTTTGTAATCTTCGAAGCAGGGATACGAAACGCCAGTTCCGTTTTTGGCTTATCCATGCCGTCCTGTATAGGTTTGAAGAAAAACGGAAGTCGGTTTGCAATGGGTACCACCTTATCCGTAAACATCTTCTTCGCATCCGAACCAGTCTTTGAAAGTATTCCTACCCTAGAGTCTTTAGCCAGCGTACCCGTGTTGACACATTCCGACGAACCCATAAACGAAAAGCCGGAACGACGAATCTTGAGGTACGTCATACCGAAGCTCCTAGAGTCAGCCTTGCACGCCTCCCAGAAGATAAAGAATATCCTGTTGGCCTCACGGAAGTCAGGGTACCCAACGTCGATGCTCGTCCACTGCAAATACATATAGTGGGCGCCCGTAACATACGTGGACTTGCCGTTGTTGACGAACCAGTGGCCGTACTCGCGGCGGTCGAACTCGCCCTCGATATAGTCCACCCAGTTGGCCTTAAATGTATTCGGCATCTCATTCCACTGGAAGATGCTTTGGATGCGTGAGAGGGCCCGAGGGAGCTCCTGACGCACCCACTTGTTGTCCTTGTCATCGATGGACTTAGGCTCCGGGGGGAGGGCGATGCGCAGGCCGTTAATATCTATGATATCGCCTATCTGTCCCGTCTTGGAGATGATGACCACATCGTATTTCTCGTTGTAGCCGTAGAGCCACGTCTTAGCGCGGTTCTTATTAGACACCACCCCCTTAGAAATGTAAGAGGAGAGTACCGTGAATAGCTTATCTGGACCGTCGTTCTGCAAAACCCACCTTGCTTTCCGTCTTAGTGGATGTCCCCGCCAATCCCAATGCCTCCTCCTCAGAGTCGATACGATTCAAAATCTCCAGCGCGTCGAAGATGGCAAGCTTCTTAGTAGCTGCCGCATTCTTTAGCCTGTCCGCCGCAAGGTCGTCGTCTTCACCGGGCTTGAGGATATCCTCCTGAGCTACCTTAATCAGTTGCTCAACAGCTATCCGCCCCGCAGAGATGATGCGCTCCTTTAGCTTGTTTGAATCTTGCATGTGATTTGATGGTCGAACATTCGGTACATCTTTTCCCCGTCTACGATGAACTCATACTCGCTGTCAGGTTTGAAGGTGACCTTATCACCAGACACAATTCCTTGGGCCTGAAGATAACGATTTGGAAATCGCATTATACCCACCAACGGCTCCTCTGTCAACGGCTTGAAGATGATAGAATCTTCAGGGGGTATAGGCTCCACAAAGCAGTACCTGTCGTGGGCGTGCCATGAGCCCCCGCTACGGTACATATAGAACTGGTCGAAATCAACTAGGAAGAGGTCGTCTTTGAGAAAACTCCTACCGCTTTGCTGGCGGCCCTTTATGTCGTTGTAGTACTTGAATACGTTGTGGTGGACAAGCAGCGTGTCACCAACAGATATGGGCCCGTCGTATCCTAACGGTAACGCCACTACCTCGCCCTCGCGGTTTGCGAAGCGATGGTCTTCCTCACTCGTACTTACGATGAGGTCTCCCTTGGTATTTGCGTATCTCTCTCCCTTTACAATGAATTGCTCTACAGCCCTCAAAAGTTGATATTGTATTCCAGTGAAGTAGGCATCGCGATAAACTCTTTCCAAAGCACCACGACGTTGTCCTGCTCGATGTAGATGAGGATACCCCCCGTCTCATCGTTGTATTTAATTAAATGTATAAAGTGGGAGTTGCCGAGAACGGCCTGCCCCACCACATAACACATCGAGTCCTTATAGTTAGGACCGATGCAAACCTTGCGGATGTCTCGCATTAGAAATCCACAATTCGATACTGTACGTTAAGATTGATAATACCGTCCCCTTGAACCGTAGGTATACTTGCCGGAGCGAAAAAAATGGCCGTGTTTTCGTCTAACGCACCACTGGTGGTCAACGACATTGCACGCGTTTGGTCCGCTGGAAGAAGGAGAAAGTTTTCATCCAGCTCAAATTGAGGGGTAGAGGAATTGCTATACAACTTCAAAGGAGCTGCAAAACTATAGGTCGATGTTCCGTAGTCATACTTGGCTGACGCCGAAACAACTTGAATATACTTACCCGCACCGGGGGCAGGAATTACAGTGACGGGTGTAGCGGCATTCAATGCAGCGGAACTAACAGTGACCTTAGATACACTTGTGTCTACGTTTGACCAAACGACTCCTCCAACACCACCATTAAGCGTCGGGTCGGATACTAACACTTGACCTAAAGTGCCTGTAGAGCCATTCCCGTCGACCAAGCTCTCACTAAGAATGAGGTCTAATACGGTAATAGTAGAAGACGAAAGAACCCCAACGACTCCAGTAGGCGCAATAACACCACCTCCCGTAAGAGTGATGCTGCCTGAATTCGCTACACCCCCGTTGTTAAGTACATACTGAAGGTCGATGTTTGGGCCATTAGACGCACCTGTGATGCGACCCTGAGCATCGACGGTAATGGTCGGGTTCGTATAGGTAGCTGCGGTAACATCGGTGTCCGCAAGGTTGATGGTACCCGTAGTGATAATTCCTCCGTCTGGAGAAGTGTCCAACCCTGTGCCGCCAAGAACTTGGGTAACGCTGCCGCTGCCGCCACTACCAGTACTGTTGATGGTAATGGTGTTGGTAGACGCGTTAGTAATGACACTAGTACCGTCGCCTGCAACAACGGCGATACTTCCATCAAGAGTGTTCAGAGAAGTTACCGGAGTACCAGTAGACGCTTGCGTAACACGACCTTTAGAATCAACCGTAACCGTGGCGTAATCGTATTCGCCAGCAACAACCGTGGTATCGGTTAGGCCAACAGACACATCTCCCGTAGTAGGCGTGGCAGATACGTCAGAAGAACCAGTAACGGAATTGACGACATTGCCGTTAGTCGGGTCTAGAGTGAAATCGGCGATATCTTGAACCGTAAAGTTCTTGGTACTGTCGTCAGTGGCCTCAGTACCAATCACCTTGTCCCCGCCAGATAGCGGGGTCGTAGCGTTATTGTACGTTTTAATCTTAGCCATCTTACCTTTTCTTACGGCGGTCGCCAGTAATAGCAGTAATAAGGATATCGAAATAACCAAATACAGCATTGTCAGATTCTGAAGGGGTGAGGTTCACGATGACTTTCAAAAGCGCCATAACAGCGATAGTAAGCTCGAGCCAGTTCTCTAAGATGAAATCAACCATAGAACCAAGGTACGCAATTCAGTACAACCACGTTACGTTGCCCGCCTTGCTCGGGTCGCAGTCCACATGGATAAAGCTCTGACCCACACCAATGCGGTTGAAGCCAGCCTCGATGAGGCCCTTCAGTACTAGGAACCTACGGTTGGAACTGTCGGTACGCACGTCACTGGCCCAGCCCGTTAGATGGCTGCTTCCCGGTACCCCCCCCACCTCAGCATTGTGCTCAGGCGTACGAAAGCCAGAGTTGATAACATAGGGTACCCCGCTGAGCTCACGAGCCAAATCCAGCTTCTCCAAGAAGAGGGGCTGCATCTCATGGCCAGAGCCCGGAACGTCGGGCGAGTCAAACTCCTCGTAGGTGAACCACTTCATTTGATGCCTTTCTCTGCTAGAAGGAGCTTAATCTCCTGTACCGCCTCAACGAGGTTGGTAAGCATCTGCTTCACGTCGCCCTCCTGTCGCTCCAACATAATGACCCGGGACTTTAGCTTTCCGATTTCAGTTTGGAGCTTGAAGTAAACTCCGATAAGGGCCCCCGCGAGCGTGAGGATTTCGAATAGGGTAATGGTGCTGGACATATCGCCTCGTATACTGGACCGTCCCAGTAAATCCAATACTGGTCGCAGTCGCTCTTCTTATCGTAAATATAACGAGGCTGCATTTACTCTTCGCAATCAGACGGGTCCCACTCGTTGGGGTTGGGTGGGGAAGGAGTTCGGTTTTCACACTTCCAATACCAACCCACCTCGCCCCTCAATGTGTCCACCACATCGGCGAACTCAGCTTCGGTGTCGTATTCAGTAAAGGTGTAAGCCTCGTTACACAGTATCTCTTCTCCAATTTCGTTTGCACCATAAATGAAACCGAGGTCGTTAGGTACTCCCGTAAGGATAAAGAAAGGCTTGGTGGATACAAAATGTGACATCAGGCAGTAAAGCTAATTCCGGTAATTGTGGCTCCGTAGCCACCGCTTACTTGGTAGCCCTCGCCGGAAACAAAAATATCGTCGTTCAAACTCAAAGTAGTTGCACTATCAATGGCGGTGACATAGCTGTGTGTTGTGTCCGTAGAATTGGTGACTACATCGCCAACTTGAACTGCATCGGTAACGAAATCAGCCCCGCTATCGACAAGTTTACTTGCCGTAGTAGAAGTTGTCGTGCCTGAACTGCGAGACGTAGCCGGGGTGGGGGCGACCAAGCTATTGATGGCTCGGTACATACTTTGTCCGTTATAACCATCCACGCCCGTAGTAGCACTTTTACTAAAGGTTCCCACGAAAGTATTAGTGAAATTGATGCCCGTATTTGGTGTGTTGCTCTCCCATCCAATCCACGTCAACGCTTTGTTAGCAAGGCTCAACCCCCCCGCCATACTCGTCATATTCGTTGCACTACTCAAAACCCAAGCACCAAGGTTTTGGTCCATGACACTATTCAACCTAAACATTTGCTGAAAGTTGTCTGCGCTCGAAACGTCCCAAGCACCAATGGGCTGATTGAAATCTTGAGCATTATTAAAGCAAGCATCGAACCTTGTACAAGAAGAGAGGTTCCATCCGCTGATGTCTTGATTAAAGCGTTGAGCGGTATTAAAAGCTGAAGACATACTTGTGGGCTGAATATCCCAAGAGCTGATGTCTTGATTGAAAGCTCTACAATTCCTGAACGCTCCACCAAATGAACCTACCCATCCCGTTAGGTTCCATCCCAACCGGGTTCCGCTAACTCCATCACCAAGACCTGCATTAAAAACAAAACAGCCGCTAAACATATTTGGACCGAAATTAGAAGCCGTTACAGCCCAAGGGGTGAGGTCTTGATTGAAAGAGGTGCAATCCACAAAAAAACCTGCGGTAGTCGAAAATTGAGTGATGTCCCAACCCGATATATCAACGTCAAAAGACGAGCAACTCTGAAACACATTTTCCGTAGTAACGGGCGTAGTAGTGTTCATCGTCCAAGTTTCGCATCCAATCCCTTGGAATGCCGCGCCCGCACTCCTAAACATATCTCTCATGTCCGTACAATTAGATAAGTCCCAATTGTTCATCGTTGGGTTGCAGTTCGGACCTGCAAACTCAAACATATCGTTAGTGTTCGTGACGCGCGTCATATCCCAATAACCATTGGTAGCGTCGGTACTGATGTCGCCCGCGAACGAACCTGTACTTCGAAACATTCCGCCCAAACTAACGCCCCCGGCAGGGTTTAGCGTCCAAGTAGAAATATCACCGTTAAAGGCAGATGCCCCATTGAACATAAAGGCAAAAGACGTCCCCGCACTAACGTCCCAAGTCGTTAGAGGTTGGTTGAAAATTAAGCAACCTTGAAATGCGTATGTAAATGATGTACACTGCGACATATCCCAATTCTGTACCGAAGAATTAAATGAGGTACAGGCAGCAAAAGTAGAATTGACATTTGCAGGACGCATCGTTGTCCAAGTGCTGAGGTCTTCGTTAAAAGACGAGCAATTCTGAAACATACTTGCTATGTTGTAAACGCGAGTATTGTCCCAAATCCAATTCCTTATCCCACCGGTAAAGTTTGGGCAATCAGCAAACAAAAGGTCAGCGTCAATGGTACCCGTACCACGGAAACCCGTAGGTCCTCCGGAAGCAGAGACGGAACCAAAACTTGCGCCTCGACATCCACCAAAAACATTAGCATCAGTAAAGTCAAAGTTGTCCCACCGCGTAATATCTACAAGACCGCCATCAGCATTGTTAGACCTTGCTATATAACTTCCTACAGCCCGAATCTTATACTGTCCCGGAGTGGCGTAGGTGTGGTTTTGCGCGAAAGCCACGTTGTTAGGAACAACAAAAAAAGAAGCGTCGCCCCAACCAATCTCTGTGCCCTGAATCTCTGTGCTGTTGACATAACCTAAACCACTGGGAGTAAGGTTCGTGTCCTGAACCATCTCAAAGAAGCGAACGTCAAGGCCCACCTCTTTGTCTACTACGTCGTACAGGACTCCACTACGTCGCGCCGCAACAACTAAGGGTGTTCCGTTGATTCTTTTCAGCTCAGCCATCACTCAGGTATTCTGTTCTCAGGAAGATAGTGCAGATAAAGATTGTGTTTTATGTAATCCTTTCCAAGCAGTATTGTTGGTCCCAATAGTTTGGGTTTGGCGGCGATGGGATTCTGTTGGCACAGTCCCAATACCAATCGGCTTCACCAATCAATTCATCTACCCTCGTTGCCAATTCGTCTTCGGTATCGAATTCCTCAAGACCATAACTATCGGGAGCTTGAATCTCTTCCCCAACACTATTAGCCGAATACATGAACCCATAAGAGTTTGGAACATTCGTAAGAATGTAAAATGGCTTGCTTGAAACGTAATGACTCATGGAACCCAAGTGATTGCGTTGGTTAAATCCCAACCATAACCGCCGCTACCCACGGCTAAAATCAAATTATCATAAGCAGTTTTTGCGGCGGCATACGTCGCCTCACTCATCGTAACATTGCCAAAAGCACCCGTGGCATTAACGCCTGTGGGTGTGTTTGTTGCCGCTTCCCAGCCACGGATGGTAGCGTCTGCTTCTAACGCAGTAGCCGTTGTCATAAAGTTGGTCATCGTCGTCGCACTGCCGATGTCCCACCCCCCCGCATTAAAACGTAGACCTGAACCGCAGAAGTTATTAAAGTTGTCACAATTTCCGGGGCTCCAACTTTCAAGTGTGTGATTAAAGGAAGTGAACTGAAAGAAGTTCGCCATATTACTAAAACGAGAAACGTCCCATTGGTCCATCCCCAAGCCTACACCACCAACACCACCGTTATTAAACTGCGGCGTATAAATAAACATAGAGCTACCATTAACACTTTCCGCAAGGTTTGTGTTTAATGTCCACCCACCGATGTCTTGATTAAAAGTAAAACAGTTAGAAAACATATTACTCATATTTGTGCAACTGCTTAAATTCCAACTGCCGATATACAGATTGAATCGTAGCTGAAGAAAAGCACTAGTTGCATTTGTGATATTACTCATATCCCACGAGTCCATACCGACACCAACACCATCGACCCCTCCGCTTGTATATTCTTCTCCCGCTCCATCTTTGAAGCGCATGAACTGCGAAATGTTCACGACTTTACTCCAATCCCAACCGCTTAAATCTTGGTCAAAAGCAAGTGCGCCTCTAAATATCTGCGTCAACGAAAGCCCGCCCTCAGCGTTTAAGGTCCAACTGCCGATGTATTGATTAAATACACTTGCGCCAGAAAACATTGAGGTCATGTTCGTTGCCGCCTGCACGTTCCAATTGTCCATGCCTACTCCGACACCCCCAACTCCGCCATTATTGAATGAAGAGCCATTGACAAACTGACTAAAGTTTGTTACAGCACTTACGTCCCAACTTCCAATATCACTATTGAAATTAGTACTGTTGAGCATATTCTGCATACTGGTAACGTGACTGACATCCCATCCACCAATATCATCTGCAAAATTAGCTGAAGAGAAGTTCGACATATTAATGCCGCTAAAAACTTCGTAAGACTTTCCTGTGACAAGAAATATGTCTACATCTAAGGTCAACTGAGTAGCGGAAACCGCCGTTACAACTGCGGTTCTTCCATCGGTTATGTTTCTTACCGTGGCGCCATTAGAAACCCCATCTCCACTAAAATTGGCGGTGGAGTCAACAAGGGCATTCGCAACTATACTGTCGTTTGTTCCCGTACTCTTATTGGTTGTGTTAAGCGTCCATTGGTCCAAGCCTTCATTTGCTTGACCTGCCGCACTGAGCATAAAAGCACCAAAATTTAAGACGTTGCTTACGTCCCAATTGCCAAAAAAACCATCTGTAAACGAACCGCAAGATTGAAAGCACGAGTTCAATTCAGTCAGTGAAGGACCGATTTGCCAATTACTTGTATCTGCATTGAAGTTGGAACAAGAAGCAAAAGTTAAAGTCAATGACGTTACTGAATTCAAATCCCAATTGCTTACATCAATGGTGGAAACAGAACTGCTCCAAAACAATTGTGCTGAATACAAAGGATTGATAGTGTTCGTGGCACTAACAGAAGAAAGGTTATTTGTGTCACGACAAAAACTTAAATAACCCAACCCATTGAAAGGGTCTCCGGAACCACCCTTACGGCTGCTCCAACAGACGACATCTATGATACGAGGCTTGGTGTCCGACAAACTCGCAATACCTCCCCCCGCACGAATTGTATATGTTCCACCGGAGGCGTAGGTATGCGTAGGATTTGGTCCTAATGTTGCCCAACTGTTGATAGTCCCGTCACCCCAATTAACGTCTAAATTATAAGGCGAACTTCCAATTGCACTTGTGAGAGGATTTCCGCTTAACGTAGTGTTGCTTTGCCAAATCATAATATCTGCGCGATTATCACCGCTAATATTAATTTGACTTCGATTGAGAAGAGTTCCATACTTCTCAATTCCTACAACGTTAACGCCGTTTCTTTTACGAATAGTGACCCCTGTAGCCATCAGACAATCTCAAGCCAGTCCTGTGATGGGTTGAAGTAAACGCGGTTGGTGTCAAGCTTGTATCCCATGACGCGGACTATCTCTTGGCTGCCCGTAGGAGCCGTAGCCGTAAGCAGCCCGTTGGTGGTATCTAGGTACAAGGGGTCGCCGACAGCGCCGGGGACGGAGGCGAGCTGGATGATGCCGCTGACCAAGACGTCAGGGGCCACACCCGAAACCGTAGCGATGCCCATAAGGCCGTCAGCGGTAGCGACAGCGCCGGCGTTGGCGTCAGCCCAATCCGTGCCGTTCCAGTAGTATACCGTGCCTACAATAAGGCCGGCAGTGCCA